TGCGTTGTATGCATCCTGTGAAGTCTTCTTATTAGCTAGACGGGTACGTGCATCTGCACCAACCCTGTTCTCATCAAGCTGACCCATTTGTCGGCCAGCTGGAGCGGCAGCTAATTGAGCTGCTCGTTCAAAACTTCTACCCCTTCCTTCACCACTGGCTCCGATAGAACCTCTCTGCTCCATAACAGCTCGCATGATGTTCTGACGTTGGAACGCCATTTGACGATCAAGCTCAACGTTCTGGAACAGTTGGCTTTCAAAAGCCAAGTTGGCATTACGTTCAATACCTGGAAGCAGGTAGTTTTGAGCAATGCCGATCTGTGCTTGCCGAGTTTCATTACGAAACTGGTTACGCATCTTCCGTGCATTGTCTGCATCCTGGAACGCTTGCATTCTCGAAGCATTCTGGAAGTCAATGTTTTTGTTCGCTTGAGCAACCTGTCTGTTCTGATTGCTAATGCCAGAGAATGCTTGGAAGCCGGCGTTAGCCAGGCTCATACCGAAACCAAGAGGGTTACCAGCAATAGCACCACCAAAGTGCTGGAAGAAACCTTTACTTGCTGTCATTATCCCCTCCTATAAAAACGTTGGTTCAGCTTTCCTTCCCAGTCCAAACCAAGCAGAGATACAGGAAATGGTGTATTACCAATGATCTGTACAGCAAGGTTCTCGTTGCGTTGAAAGATAGGAACAACGTGAGTAGAGCTTGCTTGCATGTTTACGTTGTTAAGTTGGTATTGATTAGGCTGGGTAACACTGATTGTGTTGGTCCAGTCATTCAGACCAGTAATAGAGATCTTGTAATCAACAGGACCACTCAGACCAGTCTTAACTTTAAGTCGATGGATGATCAAACTAGATACATCATCGTTTGAAATAGAGTTATTGTTAATGTTATATCGGTATAGCTTAGGCAGATCAACTGTCATGTTGTACCCGTAGCCAATGATGAGGTCTCTGCCTCGATAATCACCTTCAATATCTACGTGTCTGTTGCCTGCGGTACCACCAATCGTTGGCTGCAAAACAGCACCAACTGATTGAGATGAAGCTGTATTTGCGTCTCCGATGTAGCCACCCAACACAACCACATTAAGTTCCTTTCCACTAACGCTGTCATAAGGCAAAAAGATACGTGTTTTGTTGGCATAACCAGTACCGTCATATAGGCGGTGGGGGTTAATAGCGAACAGGTCTAGGCACACATCAGTTTTCTCTCCAGTGGGTAGGGTTAGGAAACCCTCCTCACTAGATTGAGTCATGTCAAAAGATTGCACATAAACATCATTTCCATTCTTGACAACTGCATAGAACGTACTGCTGTCAAAGAACTGTGTAAGCAGGGTGCCTGTAAGCTCCCACTTGTACCAAGAATTGACTGCCTTCTCATCACGAGAGGTCATCAAGAACCTGTACTGATAAAGCGTAGAGCTACCAGTGGTACCAAGAGAAACGACAGACAATCCAGGTGATGCAACCAAGCTGTTGACCGTTTGAGGAATCAACTCAGGTACACCGCTAGTGATGTCATTCATCAGAGGTGACTGTTCTGTTTGAATATCAGTCAGCTCAAAGAGACGTGTGAACAGGGGTGTTTTACTGATGAAGGCTTGGGAGGTGCCAAGACTGACAGCCTCAACACCTGCATCAGATTCATACCCACTGAGTCGGTTTACCTTGGCTGTAGTAGGTGACAAGATGTCAGAGTCAGTAGACAGCAAGAATTGTTCGGTGGTTGAGTACAGCACCAAACCAACAGCTGTGGGTTCTACATAGTTCAGGAATACAGGACGCTTACCTGCAGCAGAGATATCAATAGGGTCATCAGCAACAGCAGCTTGTGCGGAGCTATTCCAGAAGTTGAATAGGTCACCAGCCTTACTGAGGATTACGTTCTGTCCAGCACAGAAACCCATGCGGTTCCTGTAGAAGAAGATGTGGGAGATTTCTAAGCCAACAAAGCTAGGTGCCTCGTTGGTTTCATCATCACCTGTAAGGCGATCACTCCAGCTAACAGGACCGTATACGAATGAGCCATCTGCTTGACGCACAAGTTGGTGCGGCATAGTCAGTGGATCAAACTTATACTTCAGTCCAGGACCAATAGTTTCCTGCCACTGTCCAGCACCATAAGTAGCTGCACCATCAGTGGTGAACTTGACATACATGTCATCGATATCAAGCTCACTAGAGTTGGTGACCTTAACTACATAACCATTTTTAGTTTGTGCAGGTAGCCGGGATATATTACTTACAGTATCTGCAATTGCAAATATTGCATCAGCAGATGAGCCACCACGTGTTTCTATACTGAAAGCACTAGAGCTAGTAATATAGATACCACCACCCACTTGTTGCGCCGAATAATTAGAATTGCCATCAATAGAAGATGCCAAAGCAGACGCAATGCTGTCAGCACTTGAGCCTGAACTTGGCGAAGTGTGAGAGAACGTAGTCTGCGTACCACTAATTGTAAGCAGGACTTCATAATTAGTACTGTTAGCTGCAACGCTAATAAGAACGTGTGCACGATTCGCATCTAAACCAGATGCGTGGCTAAGGTCAGTAGTAAGGGCTACTGTCTTTTTCTTATTGACTACAAACGTGTAATCATTAAGGGTGAGGATTTCAATGTCATCAGCGGTTGCATCTTTTAGGTATGCATCGCTTGGGCACTGTGCATCTGTAATTGCACAGGCATCAAAGTCAGTGTCGTAGTCAGAGCGTGCCGTACCTTCAGCAGTTACAGCGTCATCATATTCTTGAAGTTTACCATCATCAGACACACTGTTTATCGTGTTGTCGTAATCATCTTCGGCATCAGTTAGGTCTGAAGCATCATGACTAGCAGCAACGGTAAGCTGTGCCTCATAGATTCTGTAACCCTGTGCAGCCAGCAAAGGGTGCTGATCTGTACGTTCAGTACCTAAGGCGTAGTTAGCAGGCAACGTGGTGGTCTGAGAAGCAATTACAGCACCATCGTTTTTGACAAGGTACTCACCACCAGAATCTTTGATAATGCCAGACTTGATGGTCTCTTTTACATACCCGTTTGTATAGTCGTACTCGAACTCAAAGAGACGAGATGTGGTACTTGTCTGACCAGCAATAGCTTGAGCCAGCGTTGACGCAGATGTGTGCAGATCACCTAGTTCTGTAGCAGTAGTAGCTACAGCAGTGTTCAGTTCATCACCCTCTGTCTTGACATCAGCTGGGGTACAGCCGCTTTGGACTCCAGTGTTGGAGCCCATGTCAACCATACGAACATCACCATCAGTCAAGTCCCATACATGAAACCGGTTGTCTTCATAGCAGGCAATGTATTTCTCATCATCATCCCGAAGAATGGGAAACCATTTGCCAGTGGTTGGTGCCTTATGTAGCTTCGCAACGAACTTACCTCCCGGCCGCTTCAGTAGACCTAGAGCAAAGTCAGGGAATGCATTGACTGCATCTTTAAGTTGTCCAGGGCGTTTCCTACTATCAGGTTGTTGCGAAATACCCTGAAGTAGATTTGGAATTGATTGGGAGAGTGTACTCATTGCCTAGATAGAGCTCGATATGGTTGATAGCTGTTGTAGTAATTTTCTCCATCTTCGTGACCAAAGAACGAGTAATCACCTTGATTGCATTCTTCCTCGATAACAGCTGCTCTGGTGGTAGCCTCCTGTTCTTGTAGAAGTTGATTGAGTTGTGCATCACCCACCATCTTGGTTGCACACATACGTGCAGCTTTAGCTGTCACATACGCTTGGATACCAGGAGGAAGGTATTGGAAATCCCAGTACCACAGAACGTCTGCGGTAATGTCATCAGTAAAAGTATCAGTATGGTTGTGCCTGTCATAGACAAAACCATTCCTAAGTACTAGATCATATTTGTCACGGTGCTTATTGACGTTAGAGTCAATAGCAAGCATGTTGCTGGGGACAGCAATCTTGTTTGTAGAAGTGTCGGGTGTGAGGGTGTAACCGCGTTCAACATTGAACGACCAACCTTCAAGCTGTACTTGCTTGCTTTGCTCACGCAGCGTATTGACTGCAGTGAACACTTCAGGGTTTTGAAGATCTAGTGTAGTGACAGGTGCCTGTCCCACACTGCTTAATATTTGATTAACAGCATCTAGTTCGGTAGACGCAGCATTTGTAGGAAACGGCATATCTGTCAAAGAATAAAAAAAAGGGACTCCGAAGAGTCCCCATTGGTTGATATAAAAGAGATATCAGAATGCAGCAGGTGCAGTAGCGGTACCGGCGTACAGCTCAACACAAGCAGCAGGGTTCACGTAGTCAGCACCCATGGCCAGACGGCCAAGGATCACGTCACCCTGGTAGATCACAGAAACGTCACCGCTGGTGACTTGGACCTGAGGAGCGATAGCTTCGACGCAACCAGCAGCTTCGCGCTGGAAGATCAGACCGCAGCTGTTGGCGAAGTTAGAAGCTTGGCCATACTCGTTCTCGATGCCGGTAACAGAGTTACGGCCATCTTCGATGTCCACATCCACGAAGTCACCAGTGTTAGTGGGAGACACGGTTGCGGGATCGGTAGCATCAGCAGCATCAGAGGAAGGTTGGTACTTGGTGCCGTACTTGCTGAAGAACGGTACGTTCATCGACTTGTAGATCTTGATACCAGCGATCTCCACAACACCTTCACCGCTTTGCAGCGAGGTGCCTTGGACATCACGGTTGATCAGACCGTTAGAAGATGCACCCTGGATCAGGGCGTAGTACTGACGTGGGTTCAGGACAGCCACGCGGCCATCACCACTCACTCCTTTTTCATCCATAGCAGCTGCTGCGTCATAGAACGCAGTCACCAGCTTGGCGTCATCGAGAGCGTCGTCAGCGTCAGCAGCAGTGCCGACACGGATCTGAGTACCACCTGGCTCTTCGAAGTTGCTCATGGAGACAGGGGATGCCTTACGTGCACCGCGAGAGATAGCACGGAAGATCAGACGGTCATACTTCTCAGCGAGTGCATAACCAATCTTGCGGGAGATCTCAGAGCGCAGGTCATAGTGGCTGAGAACCTCATCCAACTCATACAGGAATGCGCTGGAGATCAAAAGCTGATCGCAGGTGATCGTCTTCTCAGCGACAGGAGGTGCCTGATCGCTGTTACCCAAAATCGAATTTCCAGGTGTATGGAATTCCGCAGAGGTGCGACCCGTGTAGATGAACTGCAAAGATTTGCCGTTCTTCAAGGTGCGCTTCATAACAAGGTCACGAGCGATAGTGCTTCGCTGGAAACCTTTAAACATCTCACCGCTAAAAAGCTTGAGATAAAGTTCGCGGGCGTCAGATGTCCCGCCATTAGATCGGCCAGGCCGTGTAAGATCGGCCAATGGCTCGTTAGTATTTTGATGTGCCATTAGAGAGAATAAATGTGTTGCTTATCCTCTGAACGTTCAGAATTTTTTTACCAAAGTTGTGGTCTATCCCACCGTCTAGACGGCAAAGGGTATCCGCGTACGGGCCGATGCCAATGAAGGAGAGGTCCGACTCTGAGGTGCCTCTCCAACTATTTTATTTAGTGTTATGCACGTACCGAAGATCTTCTTTCTTCTCTTCGGGAGTGGGTTGTGGTGTAAGAGGGGTCGGCTTAGCAGACCCTTTCTTCTGTTGTGCCATGATTATTTAGCTTGATGTTTTAGATAGGTAACGCCGCGATACTTCAGCTTGGCTTCCTTAACGGCAGCCGCTTGCTCTTTGACGCGAGCCTGTAGTTCAACATTAGGCATGATGAATCTCCATGAAGTATCACACCCCCGTTCCATGGTGTGAGTGTTATGCGTCCTGCTGGAACGTCTCTTCAAGAACGCACTTGTACAGCAGGTTCTTCAAATACAGAAGAGCTTGCTGCTCAAATGCATCACCACCAGACCAATGCTTGTGATGTAGATCTACTGATTTATAGATTAACTTGAGAGCTTCTGGTGGTAGTTCTAATTGATAGACATTTTCCATAAGGATGAACGTACGTTACTTAGAATTTGTACTTAACGCCGGTCTTAGCACCAACGCCGAGACCTTCGATCTCCAAGCCTTCAGACGTGATAGCAGATACTTCGCCGTAAACGGAGAGCTTCTTAGTTACATCGACACCGAGACCGACTTTGCCAGAGGCAGCGCCGACTTGCTCAGCATCATCCGGAAAGGAGATGGCTGGACCGCCTTGGATATACCAGCTGGCGCTGTCACCCAGAGCGTTCTCGTAGCCCACGTGGGTCTCCAGCAGAGCACCTTGGTAGTCCTCACCGGACCAACCTTGGTTAGCTTCTACGTTCAAGTAGGCACCAGCCAAAGCGGGTGCTGCAAAAGAAGACACCGCGAGGGTGGAAAGAGCGATTTTGTTAAACATAATTTTAAGCGATTTTGAGTTTAGATTTCTTTTTATTAGAAGCTTGTTTTTGGAAAGCATTTACGCTATCCCCGTATTTCATATCTTCCCGATCAGCTTTTTCTCGGGCTTTCTTCATTGAATCGTAGTAACCATGTACTTCACCAGTTACTCCGTTCCATACCTTCCATTTTCCAGGCATTATTTTTTAACTCCTTTTTTAGGAGGCCGTCCTTTTTGGGTACCGTAGGTACCTTTACCTTTAGGCATAAAGTTTCTCTTCGGTAGTTGCTAAGTCGAGTGGAAAGTTATGAGCATTACGCTCGTGCATGACTTCCATACCGAGACCAGCTCGGTTAAGGATGTCAGCCCAGGTGTTGATGACTCTGCCATCAGACGCCTGGATAGATTGATTGAAATTAAAGCCGTTCAAATTGAACGCCATGGTGCTTACACCAAGTGCAGTGAACCAGATACCCACCACAGGCCAAGCAGCCAGGAAGAAGTGAAGGCTACGTGAATTATTAAAAGACGCATATTGAAAGATCAAACGTCCGAAGTAACCATGTGCGGCTACGATGTTATACGTCTCTTCTTCTTGGCCGAACTTATAACCTTTGTTATGAG